GCTTGGACAATTTTAGTTTCAATGTCCAGTGCTTGTTCAATCTCTTCATACTTGTCTTTCATAGTCAAATGTCCACATCAGTTCCTTGAGAATCACTATATGTCTTGAAATCTACAAATTCTTCTATAGTATCATTAAATCCAAAGTCATCCCCAAACTCAATGAGTTGATCATCAGTGCTATCAATAATACCATCATTATTATAATCTTGTAATGCCTCTGGAGTTACTGTATATCTTACTTCCCTCTTAGCACTTCTTATGGCATTAGTAGCATAATCAACCTGAACTTTTTTGATAAGACCTTGATCATCTTGTGGAATTGAACCAAATAGATATGTCTTTGCAGTAAAGTTTAAAGTGTAGATGATAAGTCTTCTAGTGCTATAGTCCCCTTCATAGTCATCCCTAAATCCAATTCTATTAAGAACTATTGGTATATCTTTCTTTTCTCCAATCTCGGGAATCATATTTACAGTAACATTAAATGATGGTTGGAAGTATGGTAGGATTTGTTCTACAATTTGAAGAACATCATCCTGAACCTTTGCCATAATATTAAGTTCAAACCCAAGATTATATGGAACTGGCATATAAACTCTTCTGGATTCATTACCAGAAGAGACTGGTGCAGATTTGAAGGTTTGAATTGCAGATGCTTTTCTAGTTGGATCATAATCAATTGAGTTCATCTCAAATGACATTCTTGGCAAGGTTAAAGCAATCTTTCTGTCTCCAGAAGGATTTTGCTCTAGTCTTGCCAAAAACTTTTGAGTAGGACCATATGCCAAAGGAACCTTCAACACAGACACTGGTTGATCATTATCATCAAAATGTCTAATTTGAATATTGTTGAAAAGCGTTCCAAAGGCAATTACAGTCTTACTAATTGCTTTATTATAAAAGTAACTTCCAAGCATTTCTAAAATCCTTTATTTAATATTTAACCACTCTTGGATATACTTGTCCAATTTGAGGTCTTTTTGCTCTTAAATAATCTGCAGTTTGTCTATTAGAACTTAGGTCTATGTTGCCAACACTGACTGTTCCAACACTAGTTTCTACAGTAAAAGATGCTGTTGATTGGGGCAAAAAAGAAGTTGTTGCCCCAACAGAAACTAAAGTTGTAGTTGTTATCCCTAATTGAGTTGTAGTGTAATTTGCCATTAGGTTGTTCTAGCACAGAACAGAATTCCACGAGTTCTGGTATCTTGTCTATATGATCCTTGAATCACAGTATAAACTTCAGATCCACTAATTGTAATTGTGTCACCTTGTTGAATGTTTGCACTTGGGGAACTTAATTCAAATTGAATTAAAACAAAATCATCTGGAATGTAATATGGAACTGGAATTAAATTTAAGTTAAGGGGGATTCCCTTAATGACTGCATTGTAAGATCCTCCTCTGTCGGAGTCTCTATAATAAAGTGTAGGTTCAGTGGATCCACTAGTATTATCGCCAGCGGGTGAATAGTATTTAACTTCTTTATAAGGTTCTGTTTGTGATGAAGCATCATATGCAATATATCCATATTCAGCCATTCTCTTAGTTTGATAATATTGTCCAATGAATTGAGCTCCACAAAGTTCACTTCTGAATGCTAAGAATGGGTTTGTATCACTAGTGTTTGGATATACCTCAGTAACTCCTCCTAGAAAAACTGAATCATAATCCCACAATGTAGATGTGAAATTGTGAAGTATGAAAGTTGCAAAAGTATTATCTCTCAACTTTGTTGATGATAGTGTGGGTTGTTTATATGAAATAACAGCAAATTTGGGATCTATACTAGACCTAAAAATATTTAAGTCTAATGCATAAGAATTGGAAGAAGCAATTGTGTATTGTGCTTGATATCTGTTGTTGCTACCAAATCTATTGGTAGATCTATCAAAATAAATATTACTTTGTATGTTATAACCTGGAAGATCAAAATCAACTTCTCCACAAAATCTATTTGGATAGTAAATCCCATTTCCATTAAACCAAGTAGATTCTCCTGGATGAAATCCAGATCCATGAACTACTGTTATTTGAGTATCACTATCTACTTGGAATCCTCTATAAGTATCACCAAATTTTTTGTTTGCTTGAATTGTATGTCTTACAACTCCCCAAGGAAAAGATGCTCCAGCAGTTACATCTTTATCATAAAAAGTTGTAGTTGATCCATAACTAGTAGTTGTAGTTGCAATAGAAACAGTGATATTGCTTGCTCCAGCAGCAGCAGTTCCAATGTCTTCTGAGGATAAAGTTACTAACTCTCCAGTAGTATATCCATATCCAGGTCTATTAATATGAATTCTACTTATTGATCCACTTTGCCTATCTACATAAAAACTAGCACCAGTTCCAATTCCAGAAGATGTTGATGTAAAAACATCTTCATAATCAGTATTGACTATTCCAACAGTTCCTCCACCAGAATATGATGTAATAGTATGAGCAATTCCAGTTCTGGTGGACCCATGCCAACCTAACCAGGAAAAAGCCTCTTCCAACTGGTAAATCAGATCAGTCCTAGCCCATCCTGCTGCTTTTGTAATGGTAGTTGTTGTGATTGCCATTTGGAAATTAAGCCTCCAGTTTTAAAATTGTTAACTCTGCTGTAATTGCTGTTGTGATGCCAGACTGATTTGTAATTGTGACATATAATGTTGTATTCTCTGGATTTTCCAAATTACCACCAATCACAAATGGAGTAATTTTTTGTGATGTAGATATTCCAGTTGTAATAACTTCAGCAACAACTCCACTTCCTGGAGTTGGATCTTCACCTACTGATCTATTTAAATCGTTAGTTCTGGATGTACTATCAGTATATAGTCTAAACCAACCTGCAGTAGAAAGACCAACTTTCATTAAAGCATAAGATTTAAATCCAGTAATATTTGCTGTTCCTATGCCATTATTAGATATTGAAGTTGTAGTTCCAGAAACTACTGATCTTTGTTTGAGTGTATTTGATCCATCAAAAGATGTTGCAGTTACAACTCCAACAAAAGATGCTCCTCTTGTTCCTACAATCTCTCCTGTTACTGAAAGACTACTAGTTGGATTTGTTGTTCCAATTCCAACTGAAGATAAAGTATGTATTCCTGAAGTAGAAGGTCTCCAAGGAGTTTGTGGGACTAGAATTGAGTTTTTAAACAGATTTCCACTAAAATTAATATTTCCATTTACATCTAAGTTTGTTACCGGGTCATCAGTATTAATTCCAACCAAAACATTAGTTGAAATTCCTGGCAGTACACCATTTGTTAAATTCCAATAAGAAGGTCCTTGTGGTCCAATTGCACCTACTGGTCCTTGAGGTCCTCCTGCTGGACCTGGAGATCCATCTGCACCTTGAACTCCTTGAAACCCTTGAAATCCTAGGGATCCTTGAGGTCCTTGAAATCCTTGAACTCCTTGTGGACCTTGTACTCCTTGTGGACCCTCTATTCCTTGAGGTCCAATAGTACCCTGTGGTCCTAAAATTCCTTGTGGACCTTGTATTCCTTGTGGTCCTACAGAACCCTGTGGTCCAATAGAACCTTGAGGTCCCTGTACTCCTTGAGGTCCTTGTACTCCTTGAGGTCCTCTAAAACCCTGAGATCCCTGAACCCCTTGTGCTCCTTGGAATCCTATAATTCCTTGAGGACCTCTATTTCCTTGTGGTCCAGGAGGTCCTTGTGGTCCAAAATTTCCTTGAGCTCCTTGTGGTCCTTGTGGACCTTGAATACCTTGAGGTCCACTTATTCCTTGTGGTCCTGTAGAACCTTGTGGTCCTATAAAACCAACTTCAGTTATATTAATTGTCCCTTGCATTAAGGAATGGTTTTGGCAAACATAATATAAAGTTTGTGGAGCATCATTTGGAACCGTAAATGTCAGAGTTCCAGTTTGAACTCCATTATTTTCAATTCCTGTGTTATATGATGTAGTTGTTATTCCAGGTTCTGCAACTGTTTTAATCCAAAATGGATGTCCTGATGCATTTACATTAAAATAATATGTAAATCCTCTTGCTAATGTTAGTGTTGGGTTAGTAGAAATTCCTAGAATTGATGGATTAAAAACATATGAACTGGATCCACTGTTAGTGATTGAAAATGATATTCCTCCAGCAGGACCTTGAGGACCTTGAGGACCTCTACTTCCATTTTCTCCCTGAAATCCTTGAGGTCCTAGTTCTCCTTGTACGCCAACATCTCCTTGAGATCCTTGAAATCCCTGCACCCCTTGAGGACCTTGAGCTCCTGTAGCTCCTTGAAATCCTGTAAGATTTATCCCATCTCCAAAGGTATTATAAATTTCAGTAAAATTGGAATTAATTTTCGCAGCACCAGCAGAAAGGGTATCTCCAGTACCATCATTAGGTGTTATTCCAGTAGATATTATTTGCTTTGACATTATAAGTCGCAGTTTATTTTATTTAGTTAAACTTCACCAAAGGGATTTATTTCAGTAAAATCTACTATATCATCTGCTTCTTCTTCTATCTCTTGATTATAATCATATGATGGTTCTTGTAACTCATAAGTTTGATAACCACCAATTATATATTGGGCACTGCTTGCTGCTCCAACTACAACATCTCCTAAAACAAAATCAGTTCCCATTCCAGAAACTTTTAATTTTCTTGTTGAAGACTCCCAATCTTTAACAATTCCAATAGCACCCGATATTGATCCAGTAACTTGTTCTCCAAAAATATAATTTCCAGATGCAATAGTAGACCCTGCTGAAATGGTTATTGTTGGCGCAGATGTGTACCCATATCCAGCATCTATAATTCTAATTGTAGATATTCCTCCACTTGCATTCAGAAATGCCTGAGCTATAGCAGTTGATCCTCCAGAAACAGGAGATGAAAATGTTACAGTTGGAGCAGATACATATCCAGTTCCAGCATAAGTCAGAGTGACTATTCCAACACTACCTGATGTAGATATTGCAACTTTAACCTGAGTTCCATATCCATTTCCACCAAAGAATTCTACATTTGGAGAAGATGAATAACTATATCCTGCTCCTGGATTATTTAAATAAATTTTATCAACACTCTTAGATGATGCTAATCCTCTAACATCAGTCATTACTCCAACAGCTATTGCTCTTATTCCAGAAATTGGTGCAGAGACAACTAAAGATGGGGCAGAAGAATATCTATATCCTCCACTAACAACATCAATTTTTTGTATACCTCCAGTAACTATTCCTGTATAAGCTGTTGCGGTTATTCCCAATCCAGATAGTGATAATATTGCACCATATCCCAAATCTTTTAAATCTTGATCTATTTGAGGCACCCCAGTGTTAATTTCTTCATCTTCATATTCAAATAATTCACATCTTAATTCATAAACATAATTTTTTTGAAGTTGGTAGAAAGGTTTTCTGTTTTCTACATACTTAATTTCCATCAAGCTGTTTGACAGAGGAATATAAATTAAATCTCCTTCATTTGGTCTGGATAAATTGTCTAGACCTTCTGCCAACTCCATTATTTCTCCAATATAAGTGTCAAATCTTTCTTTAGAAATGATCAAAGTCATTTCATCTGTAATTCTGACTCCAAATTTTGACATTAATACGCTATTATTATCAAATCCTTCATAATTTACCAAGTAAGCTTCTATTGGAAATGCATTTTTAAATTTAGAAAAAATAGCATCTTTAATTACTTTTCCTTTGTTTATAATCCTTCTAGGCATATAATATACTTCAATTCCATACATTTTGATTTGCTCATTAATAAGGTCTTGTAAGAGACCTTGCTCAGTATTAGTGCCTTGAATGAAAAATGGATTAAGCATATTATCCTATTAGATCTAATGGAGGTAATTCATACTTGATCATCATATCATCTTCAATTTGTTGTATTTCTTTTACAGCATCATCATATATTTGTCTTCCATTTAATTCAATTCCTCCAGGAAGTTTTACTCCTTGGAATTTAATTAAATTTTGTCCCCATTGCTTTTTAATTAATGCTGTAGCATATTTTTTAAGAAAAGAATCATTCCAAACATTTGTAGATTCTGTTGGATCTAAGATTCTATAACACTCTATCATTAAGTAATCATCTACATTTAGAGTATCCCAACTAGTGTCTATATAAAGTCTATTTTGCCTTTTATTGAATCTTAGTTGTCTATCTGGGTTTACAATCCAATCAATATCTTCTAAGTATCTTTTTGTTACATAATAATTCAACATTTCAGTTGAACTAAACCAATAAATATCATTCAAAAATAATTGATAATTTATATTGAATAAATTTGAAGCAATGGTTCTATTGCTTAATTTAAAAACTCTTTCTATCCCAATAATTGAATCTGGAACTGGAATATAATTGCTGTTTTCTTCCCAACTGAATGTTCCAATTCCAGTTGTTGTAGTTGTAGTTACAATTCCAACACTTTTATCATCTGCTCTTGCTCTTCCTCTATCTTTATCTGTTTGAGTAATTTTATATTTCATAAACATTTTTTGGACACCATCAAAGTGTCTTTCATGAAAATATTGCAATGCTTCATCTACTCTATCATCTAGTTGCTCTTCTGCAACATTAATTTCCAATACAGGAGCACCAAGTTGCCTCAAGCAATAGTTAATTAGTTCTTGTCTTGATGCTGGTTTTGCCATTATTTTTACTTTCTAATTATTTAGAACCAAAAGTATTCTCTAGTGTTATTAAAGTTTCTTGCTGCTTCATATAAAGTTTAACATAACATTTACAAATATTTCTTAACAAATCTATATTAGTGCAAGAATCTAATTCTCTAGAAATTTTTTCATACTCAAACATTTTTGAAACTGTTTCCAGTTTCATATTTTCAGGATTCATACAATTTCCTCAATAAATGTTTAATTTCATTAATAGAAGATTTTAATTCTTCTATGTCGGACTCTATATTATCAATCTTTTTTTGCTCCTCCCTTTTCCTTTCCCTTGTTTTAATATATTGTTCAGATGCTTTTTTGTCTGTATTAATGATTGCATTAGTAGAAAGATCCCTCAATAAATGAGGATATCCTTCTACCTTTGCATATTTTGGAGTTTCCATTATGCTAATGCTATTGCTCTTAATTGTCTGATGATAGGAGGAACTGCTTGATTGGTTGTAGATGCAACTATTTTAATTGCAAATCCTGTAAATGTTGGAAGATCATCAACTGTAAAAGTATATTCTTTAAATTCTCCTTCTAAACTACTTAAAACATTAGTGTCAGATCTTCCATCATTATTGTCTGAATTAACAACATTCCCATTTACATCAAGATTATTATATCCTGGGAATAATTCCCATACTTGATCTTCATCTGGGACATCTGTTCTATAAAGTTTGTAAAGCATTCTAATATCTGATGCAGCATCTCTAAAGCATGTAATATATGCTTTAATTGAAGTTGCACTTTCTGATAGGGTTATTTTTTTGCTTGTATATGAGAATGCATGAGGATCTTCTAAATTACTATTGACTCTACTATCTGATGCATAAGAACTTAACCCAACTGGTTGATTAATTCTATAATTTTCAACATCAAGATATATTTGATCAATATCAATTATTGGAGAAACTTTTGAATCTGTTGTTCCTAGAACTAATTCAAGTGATAGTGATTTTTGTCCTTCAAATGTAGTTGAGTTTAAAAATTCAACTTCATTTGTCTTAGATGCCACTGTTCTAAGAGTTTTAAATGTATTTTTCTTAAAAGGATCAATTGGAACATATCCTTGATCTACAAAAGAAGATTCTGATCCAGAAATACTTTGTGTTGAGATAGTTCTAAGATTTGCAGTTACAGAAGTTTTATTTGGTGAAATTATAAAGTTTTCTCCCAAAGTTAATGCACTGAAATTAATGTCTTTGCCAATATAAACATTTTTTCCACCACCAAATTTAGTTGTAGTAAATGTATATCCAGCTCCAACTTGAATATAATATGAATCTATTTCTGGTTTTGGTGTAGTTAGTATTGTATGAGTTTTATTAATTTGAGTTAAAGGAACTCCATTAAATTCATACTTATACACTAAAGATCCAATTGGATGTGGAAGAGAAGGTGTTCCCTCTTGTGCTCTTGTTATGTTTGCCAATTCCCCTGGAAGGCAAGTTGTATATTTAACCACTTCATTATCAATAAGAGCATATCCTGGATTTCCTGCTCCAACTACAGATCCATTATAATGAGTAAACCCTGCAGTACTTGCTACACTAATAGATCCTGTTTCAGTAGCTCCATAAGAGACTGTAATTTGAGTTGGAATAGAATCTGGTTGAGCCCCAACTATTTGAATTTTTTCTGAAGGAGAATACATTCCATGATTTTCATGTTGAATTCTAATGTATCTTCCGTTATTATATGCAGATGCACTGGTTGAAATTGAATAGATTGGATTTTCATTTAGTTGATTTTGAGGTCTAACTACAGTTTGTGGAGAATTAAATAATCTAACAGTCCCTCCAGTTGTTGAAAAATCTGCTCTTCTTATGGTAAATTTAATATCATCTTCTTGGCTAGCTGTCCAAGTACTTCCATTTTGAGCCTTAAACATGACTCCCATAGAAGGTTGCTTATTAATAATAACCTTTCCAATTTCTTTATTTTGAGCAGTTGAAATTTCAACTTCTCCCATTCTAGAATGCCATAAGAAATAACTTGGAGAATCAGAAACTATAACCAATGCATATTCTCTTCCTCCCTCCAATTTAACCATTTTATCAAACCTAAATGTAGTTGGAACTGAAGCATTAGAACTGACATTTACTTGAGATGGGAGCAAAACTTTTTGTAATCCAGGAACCACTTTATCTGGACCACCAGGATATCCATTAACAACTTCTCTAATTTGCAACTCAACTGGAATTGATGTATCTTTGCCTGAGAAGAACAAATCCACAGATGTTGGAACAATTCCAGACTCATCATCAACTAAAAATGTTTGTGCAAGTGGATCGTAATATACAACATAATATGGTTGAATAATAGTTCCTTTTGATGTAAATATATTATTTGCTTCGCTAGTAAATTCTCCAGGAACACCTAAGGGAGACTGTTGAGTTGTAATTTGTGCAGTTGTTGTTCCAGTTCTAAATTGATCCTTTCCTGTCCAAACACTCCCAACTACAGTTCCATTTTCATCCGTGATTAATCTATTGTCTGATATTTTTGCACTAGCTTTACTAGTTTCTCCATAAACTCTATATCCAGTATTAACATTACCCCAAAAATCGCCTAGATCTGGAGCTTGTAAAGCTTCAGTATCAATATTTAAAATAGTTGATTGTGGTCCATACAATGAAGAAATACCAACTGTTGGGATATATGGATTGATGTTATATTTAAATGTTGGATTTGTAATGGGACCATCTTTATGGTTTGGCACACAAATTCTAAATTGTGCTGCTAATTGTCCAGCAGAATCAAAAGCTCTTACTGTTTCTCCTGGTTGGAAAGTGCCTGTTACATCAGTAATTTCAAGTAATTTGGGGAATACAAATGATCCTGGAGATACTGCATCTGCTCCACTAACAACTTTAGAATCAAAAAGATATTTAAATCTTGTATTTGGTTTTAGTCTAGTGGCTACAAATTGAATATTTCTGGGTCTAATGTAATTTTCATATCCAGCAATATATTCTCCCCATACTGTTCTATTTCCACCTCCCCTATGTCTTCCTGCAAATACTGCAGGTCTTCTAACAGTCCAAGTATCTATTTTTGGAGTTAATTCTAAATTTCCAACCCAAGTAACAATATCAAATGGATTAACACTTACTATTCTACTTGCAAACCCTTGTTTAATATATTCTACTTCAGTGTATTTTAATGTTACTGTTCCTCCAGTTCTAACTACATTTGTAGAAGTAGTATCATTTAAATTGATTGAATTTTTTGATAGAGAAGAATCTGTGCTAAACAGACTTAAATTTACTCTTTCATTATCAACAACTGGAGTTAAATTTTGAGCCTCTATTGTGCAATTTACTGCACTTTCTGGATCAATTGAAGAGGTGTCTACAAAATTGTCCACAAAAAATCCAGATTTAAATCTATTCAGTCCATTACTATCCTCAACATTTAAAGATTCTGTTGATAGTTCTAATAGTGATAATGAAGTATAATATTCTAAAAATCCTACTCTATCTTCAAGATCTCTAAGATCTGACATTGTATATCTCTTATTATCAGTAATGATAATTTTTACTTGTTCAGAATCTTGAATATTATAAACATATGGAGAAGATATAATAGTAGCAATCTCTAAAACTTCAGGAGAAACTTCTGGTTCTATAGGAGACTCACTAGGTTCTCCAAAAATAATAGTGAATTTTCCTTCTTTATCTAAAGTTAATTTATCTTTTCTTGGCAAATAGAAATCATAATCAAATACAACGCTTTCATCAGATGCAAGAACTTGAGTAGCATTTCCTCCAGATGTATTAAATGATCTAGATCCAAATTCAAATGGGCTCAATGAAGACGCATCACTGTATGCTCCAACTCTAGGTCTAACATCAATAATGTCAGTATTTCTAATTCCATCATAAGATGGAATTTTTGTTCCATATAAAGAATTTAAGTAACTATTGACAGTAATTAAGTCTCCATTATCTGCAGTATCAAAAGTAAATTTGTCAAAATAAATCTTTAGTCTTCCTGCTGGTTCTTGAGCTCCAGGTTTTCTAATTAATCTTCCATAATCATAATAATTTTTCCTTTGTCCATTATCAAGAGTATAATTATTAATTATATTTCTATCCCCTGGATTCACAGTATCAATAGTTGCAGTATACTTGCTTTCTAAAAATGTAATTTTTTCTGATATTGAAAAAATTTGAGAAGTTTTATATGCTAAGTATATTTGACTTGAAGTTTTCTGTTCTATGTAAACAGCAACAGCTCCACTTTCTTCTCCAATTAAATATTCACCTAAAATTAGTTCAGAAGTATTTGCAGTTGGGGTAGTTAAATCTGCCAAAGAAATCCAAGGAACAGAGGGAGATCCACTTCCAGATGATTCATAAATTGCATGAACTTCTACAATGTCTGGAGAATCCAAACTAAATTGATCATCATCTACTCTAGTACCATAAACTTCACTATAACTCAATCCTGCAGATCTTGATGGGTTATATTTTGTTCTGACTAAATTTATAGAGTTGCATCTGCTATATTGTTTCTTTTTAGCATTTACATTTGATTTAATTTGAGTTGAGATTACTGTACAAGGACCTGCTGTTGCACTTAATCCAGTGAATTGTGCACTTTTTCCTCCACTAGATAAAGTTAATGTGGCAGTTGATAAATTTTCTATAGATCCATTATTATTAATTACAACATATCTTTCCTCATCAAATGCAGCATAAACATAATCAGTTCCAGACAAACTAGGTAATGTTAAGGTTGTTCCAGATTTTACTAAAGCAGAATCACGTCTCTTTACATAAGCATTTGAATTTTCTAAGTTTACATTAGATACATTTGAATTTGCTAACTTATTGTATAATGTAGAATTTTCTGGTCTTGAAACAGTTGGTTTCAAGATATCCATAGTTTGTAAAGTATATGTTCCTACACCAACATTTCCATTACAAACATTAGTTACAGTTGATACTCCAGTTAAGCATACTTTATCTCTTGATGGTGTAAATGCCACAACTCTAGCAAATACTTCTTGAGTAAATCCATTTGGTTGGAAAGCAAGAACATCATCTATTTTTACTTGAGGTGGCCATGCTGCTCCATTTGCCCTACCTACAGTAACTATTCCTACTGTTGCGACTCCAACAAGAGCATTGAATGGTCCATTTAATGTAATTCTGTTTGATAAAACAGAATCTGCTACAAATCCTAAGCCATCTGCTACAGATTTAACATCTCCAATAGAATAATCTGTAACAGTACCAATAACTCCAGTTGTGCTGCTAATACCATTGATCACTAAATTTTCGTTATTAACAAATTTTCCAGATACTTGATATAAAGATAAGTTAGTATTGCCAGAAGTAATTGCTCTTAAATATCCAGAAGCTCCACTGCTAGATCCTTGAACATAAGCCCCAACAAAAATATTGGTTAAAGGAACTTTTGTTTGTAAATTTGTAAAAGTTTGAACATCAAATAATTTTAAATTAAATTGACTTGCTGGACTTTCATATGAAGTGTTATGATGTTCAAAATCATAAACTCTAGCATACCCAATAACTGAAGTAGTAACTGCTACATTATCTTCTAATCTTCTTGAATATAAAGATACAGTTCCTGTAGTAGTTAATCCTATCTTAGGAGATGATTTAACATTGTTTAATCTTAATAAATCTCCACCATAAAAACTAACAGAAGAAGATTTTATTAATTTAGTAGTTCTTGGTTTTGGCCAATCCACAACAGTATCATAATTAACTACTTCATATCCCTTAACATAAGATTTTCCTGGGGATACTTGTATTAATCCTAGATCATCTGATGGGATAGATCCATCATAAGTTTTTTGATTTTCTTTGTAAATTCCTTTATTGTTAATTCCAGTATTTAAAGAATCTACTGCTTTTACCTCATACGGTTTTAAACTATAGTTTCCAGATTCATCAAAAGTCCTTCTTGCTAAAACATCAGTTATAAAAGACCCTGTTGTATCTTGTTTAATTTTTCTAATTACACCATTTTCTACCCTAAAAAGTTCAATAAATCCATCATCATTTAAATCATCTAATGCCTTTTTAGCTAAATTTAAAGTGATAGTAAATCTATCTGCACCAGGAGCTGCATAATTTGAAAATCCTTGAGCATTATCATTTAAAGAAGTGTCTTCATCTGAAGTAATTATTTCTTCAATGATTTCAAGACCAACTCTATATGATGGATCTTTTTTATATTGCTCAAGGATTAATTCTTGAGATTGGACACTTACGAAATATCCTCTAACAAAATATACCCCCTCTTCAATTTTAGCGGCAGTCCCCACAGAAAATGGAGATCTTCCTACAGGATTGGCAATTTGGATAATTGGTTCTCCTGTAAATATAAAACCTTGTCCCAAAGGAAGATCAAAGTCTGCTGTTAACTCTTCTCCAGGAGTAAATTCTTCAGTCTCAAAATCATTAGCTGAAGAAAGATATTTTACATAAATTGTGGTTTTTGTTTTTTCTGATTGCTCTGCAGTAATATAATTAACTACTTTAGCTTTTATTCCACTTTCAACTCCAGTTAAAATTTTTCCTACTAATGAACTCAAATAATCTTCTACATTAATTCCCTTATAAATTGTCTCAATCTCAACACCATTATAGACTGGAATATAGGCACAGTTGCCGGGGATAACAACTCCCCCATTATTGAAAAACTTGCTTCCAAATTTTTCAATTTGATTTTGGAGAATTGACTGTAAAGTTGTTAATTCCCTTGTCTGTACAGTTACTCCTGGTTTAAATAAAACCTTATAATAATTTTTTGCACTATCAAAGTCGTCATAGTATGGAGTTTTGTTGAGATTTGTACTTTGGGGCATTTTCTTAGAATTCTAAAATGATTTTTATATCTTCTCTTTGTTCGGACGATCTTGTTACAGATGACCTATTATCAACATAAATTATGTCACCACTCTTGTTATTTATATCTGGAAATGCCACTCCTGAAGAGAATTCTTGTCCCAAATAATAATCAACTGTTCCTAGTGTGATAGTTGCCCCACTAAATGAAGTGTCTATTGGATATGAGTTTGACCCAATTATAACATTTGTCCCATTATTAAATTCATTTTGATCATAATAAGTTGCAGTTTGTATTCCACTAGAACTATCTGCATAAGTATAATCTATAGTTAGAACATCTCCAACTTGATAGGTATCAACATAATTTGTTCTAGGTTGGATATATCTTAAAACTTGGGTTGTAGAATCAAAGCTTACTAAAGTTCCTCTTCCATTTGTTGATGATTGTGTCATTAAAGAATCTAAAGGTTCAGTTATAGAATTTGTATTCATTCTTATACCAAATACTCCAGTTCCACTACTTTGAGTAAATGTAGAGTTTGTGGCATATGTTTGGATATTTTTCACTATTCCAATTCTAGAAAACTGGTTTCCTACAATAAAGTCTGGATTAGTAGCATCATTTTCAATTCTACTATAAATTAAAACTCTAGTTGCACCAAGTTCATTATAAACATCTTTGCCATGTCCACCTGGAGGAGGAATAATCACATTAAAGATTGCTTTTTCTCCACCAATAGAAGGAAGAATTGAATCTAAATCTAAAGTTGCATATGTATATTCAAGACCTCCAGAAGTTACAGTAACTGAGACTGGCTTTGATTCTTCATCAAAGGTTACACTAGCCTCTCCTCCAATTCCATCACCTTTAATTGGCACTCCAGAAAGTGTTCCAACATAATTATATTGTGCTTGTTTTTCTACAAGAATAGTTTGAATTTGTCCATTAAAAGCATTATCTCTAATTCTAGCAATTTCTGCATTAGTTGTAGTTGTCCAATTATTTGGAACTGCAACATAATTTGTTGCATCAAATTTCAAAACATCAGATGGGTTTAATGTATACAAGTATTTCCAAACATATCCATCACTTTCTTTTCTTGGAGATATGTCAGTGTGAATAGGTTCTTGTGTTGACACTACCCCTTGATTTTGATTTGATGGGGCAGATCCATTATTCAAACAAATATAAACTCTATAGTCTTTATTAATAATGTAATATTGTGCATCATATAGTCTTGTTGCAGAGGCAACTGCAGATACATTGTACACACTATAATCATGCCTATACATGTCATACTTTCTTCCAGTAACCCATTGTAGTTTTGGAATTACTCTAATGACATCAGAGGAATTGATTTTTTTGACACCTAAGATTGTATCTTTATAAGAATTTAAATATAAATCATTATCAATTGGAGATGGTTGACTAGCATCCCATCCACTATCAAATGTTGTTGCATTTGGAAGACCTACAAAAACATAATAGTTTCCAATAGCAATGTCATTAATAAAATTATTACAATTTAATAATCTGAATTTATCAGTAACTATTGCTGGCATTTGTTTGTGCTATTTTATTGTTATTTATGGGTTCTTTCTATAGAAAGTCAAAGGTCTTACATTTGTGCCAGATGGAGAGGATGAAAATGCTACTGGTCCAATAAAAACATTTGCTCCAGTAGAAATGCCAACATCAGGAATACCTATATCAATAAAACTTGCTCCTATTGCAACTACAGTAGTTCCAACAGAAACATAAAGAGATTCAACATAGTCTCCAATTTGCACTAAAGATCCTATTCCAGCATTAGTATTAAGTCCTATTATATTAGTATTAACTCCAATAAAAGTTCCTGAAGTTGTTGTAATTCTTGCTGTTTGAACTCCAACTCCAGGATCTGCATCATAAGTTAAAGACAGAATAGACATGCTAGTTATCCCTGCCTGATAAGAATCTCTAGTTTTAAATATGTACTCCCCATTAACTATTAGATCTGATTTTTGTCGAGTCCAAGAAACAGATCTTCTTTGTGAAGATGAGTTTGACAATCCTCTATCAGAATAAACTTCTGTTCTTACAGTATCTGAGCTAACTACTCTTTGTGCTGTTCTTGTTTTCTGTTCTAGTGGAAATTGACTAAAAATATTTCTTTGTATTTTTAATTTATCTCCTTCTTTTACATCAGTCTGTGGTTGAGTGAATTGAGCATCTCCAGTAAATCCTTCATAAAAATAAACTTTAATTGAACTTCCTAAAGTTGGTGGTTCTGTAAATTCTAGTTGTGATCCTCCAAGAAATCTGTATGATTGTCCTGGAATTTGAAGAACATCATTTACAAATATCAATAAATTTTGTTCCAAATCTATTTCTGAAGCTGGGTTTGATTCAAAACTAGTTCTTTTTATTACTACCCCTGCTCCAGTATCAACCTTTTCAAATAAAGTAAATATTGTTCTTTGACCATTTACTTTGCTAGTCAAATCTTCAAGTTTTCTGATGAATCCAACATTCCAAGCTGAAAATTCATCTTTAGATACTTCATTAATTGTTATATGCAATTTATCATTAGTGGTTTGTGTTGAAACTCCTAATACACCACTTGGCACTAAAACTTCTCCAACTTTGTATCCATATCCAAAATTTGTAAATAATAAATCGCTTATTTCTCCAAATTCATTAACTTTGAGAGATATAGATGCTCCAATACCAGAAACAGATCCTGTTAAAGGAATATTATCATATCTAATGGGATCATCTACTTTAACAATGTAATCATATTCATACTTAACCACTGGAACTCCTGCAGTATGAGAAGTTCCTATCGTTCCAAGTTTCCCTCTGGAAGTTCCTGTTAGTGCAGTAGATCCTATGCCAGTATATTTTAATATTTCATTTCCTATAGAAACTAAACCTGGATTATTTACAGTTACAGGATTTCCTCTAAATGTTATAAATGCTGCAGTTGATGCAACTGCTATTGGAGTTCCATTAGGATCTAATGTTGCAATAGAATTGGTTAGTGTTGATGAAGTTCCATTATATAAGTATCCAGATCCTCCTGTTATTATCCCAACTCCAGTTACAATTCCCACTGCATTTGGATATGCTATACCTAAAGCTCCAGATCCAGGTATTTCTTGATTATCTATTTTAATATAGTATGTGGTTATTCCAGTTCTGTATCCAGATCCTTCATCTCCAATAATTATATTAGAAATTGTTCCTGCTGCTGATACAACAGCAATTCCTTTTGCTGGATATTGAGGAGCATAAAGACTTCCACTAGTGGTTCCATAAGAAACTATAATTCCTCCTCTGGGAAGATTTTTAACATTTACATCATAAGATTTGGATGCTCCATATCCTACAAAATCTATATAAGTTTTGGCATTGGTTCCTATACCAGTCTCCCTATACTCAAAAGCTTCTTCTGATTCTGGATATTGAAATACGTTATTAAGCAAAACTATTCCATTATCTGAAGATATTCCTACAGTGCTTACTCCACTTACTTTTAATTCAAATGAACTTGCAATACCAGTAAACTGTTCTGATATATCATCAAATACATAATTTCCTGCATAATTTGATCTTAAAAATACTCTTCCATGGAAAGAACTATTTTCATTGGGGAGAACTAAAAATAGTTGAAAACTTGCCACAGGGAAAGCATTACCAGAATTAGTAGAAAAATCTAACGGAATATTATTATATGCATTGAATAAAGTAGCAGCAAACTTAAATGTATTGTTAGCACTTTTGATTAAAAAGTAAGCTCTTCCATTTTCTAATTCTACTGGAGGATTTTCAGAATAAAATACTGCTTGAGTTCCAGTAATAATATTATCATTTCCAGTAAAATAATTAAAAGATTTATCTGCAAAATCTACACTACTAATTGGAATGGTTAAATTTATTCTTTTCCCTTCTAATGGAGCTTCTGTAAAATATATTTTATCTCTTATAATATTATATTGACCTGACAATATTTCTGCGGGGGTATTGGTTATTATTCCAGTGAAATTTATAGTAGGAGTTCCTAATATCTTATCTCCTCTAGAAATATTAATTTCTTTAGTTGTATAATTTATAGAAGAAACTTTTGCAATTTCTTTGCTAGATCCTGAGGTAAGTCTAATTAAAGTTCCTATCTTTATATTTTTTAAATTTTCTAAAGTTAAAGAAGTACTTGTATATGTGAGTATTCCTACTGTAGATGCAGCTGCTATTGGAGCCTGAATGATGTTATCAATAGATATTAAACACTTTGAATTTTGTTTTTCTGCGGTAAGAGTATGAACTGATCCTAATCCTGTTGTGGTTATTCCAATATATTCCCCAGCATATGCAAGAGTGGATGCTAAAGCAACTCTTATATTATCTTTATCTATGACTATTGGATAAACTGTGTTTGGCAAATAACTGCTAAATCCAACATTTCCTGGACCATTAGTTTGAATTCCAATAGAAGTTCCACTGCCAGCACTATAGGTTAATTTCTCACCAGTTTTAAAAAAATGATCTTTAATATAAATTTTATCAGAGACAATTCCTACAATCCTTTCGCTTGAAGCATTAAACTCTTTATGAAAAATTGGCTCTCCATTATGTTTTAATGGAAAAGATGTTCTTCCATAAATTGAAGGAGTATAAATTGCACCTAAATCTGAAATGGGCATTTTTTGAAATATTTATTAGATATTAGGAGTGAGAATATTCTTTTTAACTACTTTAAAGTTGTAGGTAGCTGATTGGGATGGTGTTACTGTCAATGTATATTTTCCTAGTCCTGGATTGTATACATTATCAAATGTAAATTGTTCAACAAAACTAGAAACACCTACAAATCCATATCCCACTAAATTGTTATAATCTTGGAAATGAACTGAATTTAATTGGAATAATGCTCTTTGAGTAGTTACTCCTACTGTTTTTTCAACTTGAATAATATATTTTGATGCTGCATAGATATCTGGAACTGTTGTCAATCCAATAGGACTTCCGCCAGTGTAATTATAGTTTTCACTAGTTAATACACTTAAATTATTAGAAACAACATATGGAGACCTAGCATTTTTGTTTATTATTTGTAGGTTTGTAAATACTGTTACTCCTATTCCTAAAACTGGAGTATATGTAAATTGAACTGCTCCAGATGAGGTAGTAACCCCAATTGTTCCTAATTGCTTAGTTTGTGAGTCTGCATAATAATTAATATCAATTATATTGTTTATATTTTTGACAAAACTAAACTCAAATGCAGTTTCTATTCTATTTTGAGCAGAAGAAATTCCAACAACTCCAGTTCCAGATTGCAAATCTGAAAGAGGATAACTATAAAGAGTATATGTTGTAATTCCAGCAGTTGCTGCATAACCAACTGTTTGTTCTATAACATCAACATATCCATAAGAAGTGCTTGTAAGACCAGGAGCACTATTTACAGTATCTCTGACAGCAGTTACTTTATAGCTATTGAATATATTTCTAGGCACAAAGTTTAAAGATATTTCATTTATATCTGTATCACTAACTTTTGCTTTCATTTCTCCTAAAGGAGGTTGTGGAGATCCAGCAGCATTGTAAAAATCATAGTAATACCCATAAGAAGTAAGATTGATAACATCTCCTGTTCTTGTTAAAAGCATATCAAAAACTTGAGGTTTTTCAAATGCTCCAAAGAAAGATACTGTTCCAGCAATAAAGAAATAGTATTTTAATACTATATTATTGGTTGTGTCCACAGTATCAATTGGAACCTCAACAAATGGAGAAGTATCAGTATCAAATAAAGAAGCAACATCATCTACAGAAAGAACTCTATTTTTTTCAGACAGTAAAAAGTCAGACAGTTTTTTAGTTCCAAATTTTAGATACTCTGAGTATATGCCATCACTTTCATCAATATCTTCTTCTACGACCAAATCAAAGTTTGATACAGTGTTTATATCTTGTTCAGACACAAGAGTAATATTAAGGGCAGAAGCTGAATCTGATGTTACTGTTAAAGTTTTAGCTATTCCAACTGGCAAATCTGATTCAATTGACAAATCTCCAAATCCCTTATACCCAGATACATGTGAAATATCTGATACTATGGATTTCCAATCAGAAAGAGATTTTTTGCTCTTTAAACTATAAGAAAAGTTTTGATAATAGTCATTATCTGGAAGTTTTTGTAAAATAGTAGATAAATTTCCTCTGGATAATTTCCATCCTATTTGTTCAGAAACACTAGAATCTAATGTTAAAGAAGCACTGAACTTTTCAACACTAAAAACTTCAGATGTTGCGTATGTAGATTTGCCACGTATAATATCTCCAGATTTTATGGATGAAGAATTATGAACTTTAACTACATCTGAAATAGGTTCATTTATTTCATTGTTTAAAATTTCAACATCATATGGAGACAAAAGTTCATTATTTGCATATTTTGTTTTAACTAAAATTGGATTAAATTTTGCTAGTTCATTATATTTTACAACTCCAGCATTAAATGTACTAGAACTAAAAGTTCCTGGGAATTTTGGAAGTTCATATCTGATAATAGCAGCATCAGGAGAACTAAAGTTTGGATTTACATATGTGACTACAAATGGATCATAGTCATAATCTGAACTGTTAAATCCAGATCCACCAGTACTAGATATATTTTCAACATAAATTAAATCACCAACTGATATTGGTAGTGGATTTGCTGTAGAAAATCCTGAAATAGGTGTTTCTAGCCTCAATTCAATTTCATAAGGAGCAGATCCTGAAGAAGTAGCATCTAAAATTCTGATTCCATTTGAATTTCCAATTGGAGCAATAAAGTCATCAGTAGATTTTAAATTTGTTGATGGATTGGTAATTACAACTCTTCCTACAATATTAGTATCGGAAACAATAGATGCTTTAAAAGTAGGATCTATTTGATTTGTAACTTTGTTATATAACAGAATAGAGGGAGGAAGTTGATATTTTTTACCACGATCTAGTATTTCAACACTGCCTACTTGATAACTATTTTTTGTTCTTAATGCAACAAAAGCATTAGATACTGGTGATAAAGTTTTATCACTGGGATATACACTTTCAGTATTTAAAATCTTTAATGATTGAATTCTTCCAATAGTTGATGTAATTGGATAAAGATCTGCTCCTTTTCCAGATTGAGTAGTTATTGATTTTACTGAGGGAATTTTTTCATAAGATGACCCCCCATAAATTAATTTTACAGAATCAATAGGACCTTTAATTCCAGAATCTAAAATTGAATAATTTAAATCAGACAATGCACTAGTATATTGTGATCTTTCTGGAAATACTGGCAAATTATAAGAGAATGATGTTGTTCCTGCACTTATTATAGAACTTTCTATACTATACAAACTTGTTTCAACTTTTATTTCATTATTTCCATCTACAGAAACATCTGGATAAATGGCATCATTGGTTGTTAGATTTTTTAAATTATAGTACAATAGTGGTGGAGTATATTCTGAAACTTTAAGAGTTAAAGTTGTTGGTGTTTTGAAAACTTCTACTCCATTTTCATCATTTCCAAAATATGGATTTCTAAAAAACTCATCTGAATATATGTTAAAATCTTTTCCTGCAATTGTGGGACTAGTTAAATCAAATACAACAGTTTCATTAGCATATACTCTGACTTTTGGATTTATTTGATTGTCTATTAAAACCCTTGTTGAAGTTGAGAATCCAACTGAATATGTTGTAGTTACCCCTGAGATAACATTTACTCTTATATTGTTTCCAACTGACAATCCATGAGAAGATGCAGTTGATACATTAACATTTACTTGGGTGACTGATCCAGTAACTACATCAGATCTTTGAGTTTGGAATTTATGTAAATCTCCAGTTCCTGCAGATGTATACTTTAATAGATAATCCCTATTTTTTACATTTCTTTTATCTTCTACAAGTCCTATTACATCTCTGTTTATTTTTACAACATATAATTCTGGCAAACTATCCAAATCTCCAGCATCCGTAACAATTGTAGAGGAGTCTGTTGTATAGACAACTCTTTCACCATCTCTAAAATTATTAAATGGTAGATAAATTCCTCCATTTTCAACAAATTTTGTTTGAGAAACACCAATTCCATATGGATAAATTGTCAGATTATTTCCTGCTCCAGCTGCTGTGCTTACTCCTACTGAAACTGATCTAGCAGATTTAAAGTAATAAGACTCATTTAAATTAACTGCTGGATTTTTAAAGTTTATTGGAGATCTAAAAGTAAATCTTGAGGAGTTTTCAGTTACTGTTGATCCAATTGAATATCCTGGGGATCCACTTTGCCTTAGCACATTTAATCTTCCATTTATTCTATCTAATCCTATTATTTTTAAAACTTCAGATTCTATCTTAAGTTCTTCATCAACTCTATAGTTAATAATAGAATCTTTAACTCTAATGCTAGTAACTAATCCTGTGATGTGGTATGGATTAACAGATTCTATTAAATTAGTAGATCTTTTTTCAACATTAATTTTTACAAACCCTTCAATTCCAGAAAAATCTGTAGTTGAAATTCCACTTATATTGACATAAGTTTGAGATGCAAAGTTATGAGCAGTTGTTGCTACTCCTACAAAACCATCTGCATTAGAGACAAATGTTACATTTGTAAATGTTGTAATTCCAGAACTAAGTACATTTACTCCAACACCAGCAACAGATTCAACCTCCCCAAATGCTCCTATTCCTCCTCCAGATTCATCCTCAAATTCAATATTATCTCCCTTTTCATATCCTAGTCCACCATCAATTACTTTTATAGAAGTAATTTTTCCTGGTTTTATTGAAGAAACAATTGCATCGGGCTTAATTGTATTAGTGTTTAATTCAAAAAATTCATAATAATTTTGTTTGTCTTCTACTCTGTATGGTTTGGTATATTTAATTATCCCTAATTCATTAAAGTTTAGGTTTTGATTAAAATCTAAATCAAAATTATCATTATTTGGAATATAATTATAAGAATTTCCAATTACATATGGAAAGACTGGAACATTATTAGCATCAATAGTGCAATAATAAGCATAAACTCCTTTTGGATATTCTGGAGTTACTGCAAATCTTCCATTATTTTCGTCTAAGTCACCAGCATTGGTAAATTGATAATCTTCTATACATTCCAGTAATGCTGGAGGACTAATTTTATTTCTAATATAACCACTCCTCATTCTGGTTATAATTCCAGTGCCATCAGCATTTGCATAAGCATATGGACCATATATTGGACATCCATCATAAGCCCATCCAATTATGGGAGAGTGTTTGTTTGGATTAATACCAAAGGAATTTATTAAATTTTGGTCTAAGAAAAATGTTCCAAAGGTGTTTCCAAACTTAGAATATCTAGAACCAAATAAACATCCATTACTTAGATTAGATAATCCTAATTTTGAAACTTCATTCAATGTCCAAGTAGTTAAATTAGATTGAACTTTTAATCCAGAACCAGTATTTTGAATTCTTACTGTAGTGTCACTTGTTGCATATCCAACCCCACCATTTATAACCTTTACATCTATAATTTGACCATAACTAACTTGATTATTATAAATTTCTCCATTACTAATTTGAGCAACTAATTGTGCTCCATATCCTTGACCTTCTACAATGAATTCAAAATCATTAAAGTAATTCTGTCCAGCATTTTTGACTGCTACTTCAATTATTTTTCCAGTTTTGTCTACTATTGGTTCAAATTCTGCATCAGAACCTTCCAAAACAATTAGAGTTGGTCTTTTTTGTAAATTAACTACATTTTTGGATCCTAGAAGTTGTAAAGCTGGTTTTGACAGTCCTCTTTGAACTTTTGCTCCAGTTACTGTTCCTTGAATTACTGGAACTATTGTAGCTCCATAACCAGTAACAGCAGATTTTGTAGTCCTTATTCTACCATTAACTTTAACCCTAATGGCTGGGTATTGAACAAAATAAGTAGTTAAAGGATCTGTGTTTAAGATATTTAAAATATTTTTTTTCTCTACATCTTGATATAATGTAAATGAATTATTATCTATTTTATTAACATAATAAATTTTTTCAGGAACAGCTCCATCTAAATAAGTTCCTTCTGCTGTAATTTCAACTTCTTGTCCATCATCAAACCCATGATTGTCAAAATAAAAAATGTTATCAAATATATTGATGTGTTCTGGACCAAAAGAAAGTTTTTTGTATTCAAATCCACTTTGAATTCCAATGAAACTTACTTCATCTATAACTTGAACTTTTTGTAAAGATTTAAATACTTGAATGCCTCCACCAGCAGTTCTAATATTAATTAAATTAGTTCCTCTTAATGCATCATCTCTAGTTGGTGCTAATCTAAAAGAAGTTGCTGCACCAACTTGGGATATGTAATATATCCCTTGATCTAACAAAGTTCCTTCTTCAACAGCGCTTCCAATTCCAATTGGAGATGTTCCATGAGTTTCATAAGATACAGCTTCTCCATCAATAAATGGATGAATTGAATCAAACCTAAAGTCATTAGTTACTGTTCTTACTACAGTGGCAGAAGTAGTGGCATTAAATCGTATGAGTTTATCAATAAATTTCATTTTAACCACTGTTGGAACATCTTTTCTATTTCCACCAGTAATTGTAACTACAGGTTCATCTTCATAGTCATAACCTGAATTCATAATTCTCAAACCTTTTAATTCACCTTTCATTTCTGGAATGATAAAAGTTTGAGTATCTTGATCTGTTGCAGTATAGAATATATCAAATTGAGGGGGATTAATTAAACTATATCCTTCTCCTCCACTCAAAACATCTACAGTATCAATTTGTCCATAATAAATTTTATCAAAAGATTTGTAATTTTGTATTTCTACTCCATTTGCAAAAATACCAACTGGTCCTGGTTGAGTTTCTACTTTATCTTTTTGAAATTTTGGAATTTTGGGAATTTTTTTAAATGTTTTGGTTGTAGAAAATTCATTCCCATATAAAGAAGAACTAGTTAAAACAATATTTTCTAATTTACCAGAAATAGTATTGTTTACATCTAATTCTATAAGACTAGTAGATGTTACTCCTATGGTATCTCTGGTCTCTGACAATCTAATTAGAGATGGACCAATTCTTCTAACATAATAAGTATCTCCAGTATTAAATCCAACTCTATTTGTCCAATTTCCAGATACAGCATATCCAACTACTTTTACTGCCTCACCTTCATAAAAGTTGTGAAGTCCAATCAAAGTATTATCATTCAATTCAGAAGCAGAAAATTCAAATTCTTTGATATAAGGACTAACTTCATAATCTGGAAGTCCATTTGATGTTAAGTAGTTAAAGGATGAATCTGCATAAGAATCTTGAATATTTGATGTGTACTTATTATTAATTTGGTTGAATAATTTAGTAAAAGGAACTGCTTTTGTTTTTTTAAGTTTTCTCCTAAAAAGTATTTCTTTCCCTAGAATACTAGGATCATTTATTTGTTGAATACTAAACTCTTTAGAAAGAGTTGTTGTTACTTGTAAATTTGAAAGATATAGTTCATACTCTCCGAAATTTTTTACATATAAGTCTACAATATCACCATTAGATAAATTATGATCATAATTTGTTATGCATAATCCATTTGATAATGCAAATGCTTCTTTAGATGCAAGTCTAATTCCTGAAGTTATAGTTTCAACTGCTTTTCCTCCATAGATTGTAATTGGAAGATTAAATTTTAAAGATTTTATAAAAGTGTTATTGTCAGTATATCCAATATTATCTATTTTTATAGGATCTCCCTCTGAAGCATACAGACTATTTTCTGCTTTAATTGTAGATAAAACATTGTTAACTCTTAATTTTACTACTTTAGTTACATCTCCATCTTCATAAGAATAAACCAAATTAGTTGCATAAATTACAGATTTTCTTAGTATTTCTTGATCTATTAAAGATGATGTAGAATTCTTAGTTGATACACCTAAAAACTGATTATTTGTTTTATCCTGATAACTATATTCTACCTCATTGATACTAAGAACTCCACTTTGAGGAAATCCTACAGTACTATCAACAAAAATAGAATTTGATCCAGGTATAACAGTTTCTACACAATAAGTTTTAAATGTTGGTAAAAATTTTCCAGATATTGATCCTTTGGGGTTTAAATTATTAGAGTACCCAGAAAATAGTCTTATTTTATAATAAATTTTTCCTTTGAGTAAAAATGAATCAACTGCGTAGATTGATCCGTTTGCTGGTTGAACAATAGAATTGTAAGGATCTAAATCTTGATATAATGTTTGTCCTTCTAATTTAAATGGATCTCCACTAATTAAATCACAAATAAAAGTTTCAGTTACAATCCATTTGTCATCAGAGGGTGTAAAACAAAATTCTCTAGGTTTAACTACTGTTACTTTTTCATTATACAAAACTTTGAATAAAATTTTATATGCTTCATCTGTACCTTTTGACTGATAAAATGCTTTAGCTTTGGATAAGAAATTTTGTGGATTTATATTTTCATCAAAATCAACATTTTCAAAGTGTGGAAGATATAAAGACTTTTGTTTTTTAAAAAATTCAATTAAAAATAAATTACTTAAATTTGATACAACATCTCCATCAGAGTGACTGTCTGATTCTGTTGTAGAGAATACAAGTAGTTCTGGATTATCTTGATTAGATAAAGATTCTATCCCACTAAATCCTCTTATACATCCAGTAAATGAGTTTGTAGTAATCCCAGTATATGTAATAATTTCATTATTAATCTTTAAAAGGCCATATCTTTCTGGCCAACCTTTTGTAGATTCAACACCAATGACATCATCAAAAAAATCTATGTCTTGAGTTAATGTAGTAGAGGAAATTAAATTAGTGCTATTAAAGGAAGAAAAGTTTTTGTAAATAGATAAATTTTCAGCAAGATCTACAGATCCTCCTTGAAATTCTTGTGATTGATAGTAAGATTTTAAAAATTCTGCAAAATTTGGATTATCCTCTAAAATAAATTCTGGGATTTGATTCTCAACTACATCACTAATTTTTACTAACTTTTGATTTTCTATCATCTTAACTTCTTATTTTGGTTCCAGTTGAAAAGCTTGTTTCTGGTTCAAATCTGCTTCCTGAGGCATTTTCTCCAGAAGAAATTACATCTTTTAATAGATTGAACTTACTTTTACCAATATCTAATTTTAAATAAATTGATTTTCTGGCAACTACATCATTTGAATAAGGAGTTGCTTCAATTTCAATGATATTATTTGGTAAAGAAGTTCCTGTCACAGTTATATTATCTATATTAATTTCTCCTGTGATATAATCTACTGTCCCAATATCTTGCATTTCTGTTTGCTCCTTTTCTCCATCAATAGAGAAAATGTATAATTTTCCAGTCTTTAAATCTGTATTTGGAAAATCTGATAAAAATACTTCCCTTGACATATCTTTAACAAAAAATCCAGTGCTTCTTATATTGTATCCAGATAAAGAAGCAAAAAATCTATTTTCATAACAAATTGTATATTGAGTAGGTTCATTTAAGATTACCCCAACGTTTCTTCTAATTTTAACTCTTGTTATATTGGATGTTATAGAAGAATTTGTTGCATCTATAATTCTAACTGCTTTACTATATTTAAATCTTCCACCAAATTTGTTCAATTCAGTAGAATTAGAATAAGTTTGTAAAGATGATGTAATTTGTGTTTTTAAATCATTTACAGCACCTATGAAGTTTGAATTGTAATATACTGCAGAGTCTAATTCAACATAAAGAACATTAACATCCACAAATTTTGGTTCAATTCCAGCTATAGAATATTTTTTAAGTGAAGTTAATATGAACTCCTTTGTCTGTTCTGACAAATAATCTGAATTTTTTGGTTTTGCTGCTAAAAATACCCTTCCATATTGTGGTGGAGATAACTCTTCTCCACCATATGCAGTAACAGATTCTATATTAGGATAAATTGCTGGCAATAAAGATTCATAATCTGATGCAGTGACCGCTCTATATTGAGTAGAGTACATTCTTGGAGCATAATATTTAATTGATTCTATAGATTGAATATCATCCCCATTATTAGCTGCTTCAGATGTAATAATAATTCCAACATTAGGACCTAAATTAGATCCTGTTTCTGATAGGATAGTTCCAGAAAATACAAAATCAGATGCTCCATTTCCCTGTTTTCCATTAGTTGTAATATAAGTTGCAGCAACTTGATTATTATTGCTTAGTTTTTTTCCAAAAACTCCATCTCCAAAAAATAATTCATATCTTTCATCTGAAATTTCTTGGACTAAAAATATTTTAGAATTAGAGTCTACACTTACAATATTGTCAACTGCAACATATTCATCTGAAGTGGTAGATTCTGAAGTTTGTTTTACACTTACTCTAATTGTGGAAGTATCAATAAATGGGTTTGGTAAAATGTATTTTTGATTTGGTTGAGAAGTATCTACTATAAATGTTTTTGTTAATAAAGTTCCTTCATAAATTACAACATCAATAAAAGATGCTTCTCCTTGACTTACTCCAACAGTAATATCTTCTGGAATTGAAAAAATGTAACTTGTGTTATCTAAGTTACCTGTACAAACAATCCCTTTTTTTAAAGTTGCTGTTTTAACTGTTGAGTTTAGATTAGATAGACTAAAAGATATTTTTGCAGTTGCTGCTCTTCTTGACAGTGGTACATACCCAACATTCCTTGCAAGAGATACTACATTCTCTCTGAGGGTTGCACTATCAAGGAAAGACTCATTAACCACCATGTTGGTGTTAAATGCAGTCAAATAAGTGTTGTATGCTAAGACATCAATTAAGATTGAAAAGTTAGATCCCTCAAAATCAAAATCGCTAAAGTTTGAATTTGATCTTAAGTAATCTTTAATAGATGTTCTAATCTGATCAAAGTCTAGATTAGTAAACTGTGTAAATGCCATTAGTATCTGGTTGGTTGTAATACAAAGGTTATTGCCTGTTGTGGTGCACTTAGACCAACAATATCATAAACAATACTGACTTCCATGGCATTATCTTCTGGATAAAGATCTACACCCACATCTCTCAATACTACTCTAGGTTCAAAGTTGTTAATTACTATTTTAATTTCTTCTCTAAGTGGTTCTTCAATTCCAATATCAGCAAGTTCAAAGAAATAATTGTCAACTTTAGATCCTAAAAGAGGATTAAAGAATCTTTCTCCAACTCTAGTTCTCACTAGATTGATGACTGATCTTTTAATGGCATCCTCATTAGTCAATGAAATAATATCATTGGTAACTGGATTCCTCTTAAAAGATAGACTGATATCTTTAAATCCTCTTGAGACAGATTCTAAAGGCACTTTATAGGTCTATTATTTACTTGTATTTATTGTGGTTTTCCATAAGTTGGTTCAGTGCCATACTCCCAATCATCATAGTCTTCATCATTTCTGATTTTTTCATGCATTTCTGTTTGTTCCTTTAAGAAATGCTTACTTTTTGGGATATCATCATGCATAATTTCTTGAATTGTTTTGATTTTTTGCTCTGAATTGTAATCAGTAACAAGTTTTGTGGTTCCCCACATTTGATACATGTAATTTTGATCCCTATCTACAGGTAAGTTTGACATAAATTTGCTAATTCTAGTGTGAATTAGAACTTTTTAAGGGGTTCCTATCCCTTAATCAATATAAAATCCTTTTCTTAGATAGTCTCCATCCTCAACATATCTATAATTTGTTGTATTTTGTTCTTTTTCTTCCTCCCAAACTGGATATGCAACACTATTGTTATACCTAAAGTCTGGGTTTTGTCTAAAGTGAACTTCTATTAACTTATTTCCAATAAATTCGCAGTTAATCCATTCATAATTTCCTTTTAAATTGTCCAAAATCTTCGGAAATTCTACTATCCTATCAATTTTTTCCCACTTTAACCACTTGTAAAGAGGATCTGATGGATGCCTTTCTCCTCTTACAACTAGTTTACTTTCTTTATTATGGAAATCAACACTAATGTGTTCTCCATGAAACACTTCACACCAGAACTCAGAGGGGTGGAAGTAATCAGTATAGTCATCAATCCACTCTATTCTTGCATTCCTGCCCATTCCTAGCAGGTTAAACATAGGTCTAACTACATAGAACCCTTTACGTGAAACAGGCACCCCTGTTGGTCCACAGAGATGCCTACACTTCTTAGCAAGAATTAGTTTATTATAAACCCAAAGGTCATCCTCATGAATAATTGCCCACTCATCTTTAGAGTCTAGACAATACATGAGAATGACCCTGCTTTGTATATTTAGTTACCTTGACCCCTATAACGCTTTTTTCTGCCATTACGAGAAGTTGCAGAAAGATTGGTGTGTTGTGAACGACCCTGACGAGTCTTCTTTGGTTTGTGCTCAATAACGACTTTGTTAGTCAGTGAAGGACGCTTTGCCATAATTAAATCTCCTGTGTTCTAATACATTCTACCACAACATCTGCTGGATGGGGAGCCCCTGTCTCATAAAATTGTTGAGACAGGTCATCCATTACCTCAAACATCTCTTCTTCAGAAAGATCAGTATAGATCATTCTTTCATTACAAAGGATGCGATACTTATCCATTAGATAACCCTAGTTTTTTCGTGACCAACTCTAATTGCTGGATGACACCAAATGTCAAAACCACACTTTCTCTTAGCATCAAGACAGAATGAAACATCCTCTCCACACATGTCCTGAACCTCTCCAGAATCAAAGACTTGCATTTGTGGTGCAAACCATGGATACTTCATTTCAGGGTGCTCAAAGACTCCCTTCTTGATGATAACCCAACCAAATCCAGTATAGTCTACAGTAAATGGTTTCTTTCTGTTGACAATGGTATCAACCATTTCATGATTCATGACTCCACCATTATTCTTGAAGTCGTCTTCATCCAACCAATGTGCAACAGAAGTAGTTCTACCATCCTCAGTAGCATACCATCCACAGGCAATATCCTTATCCATATCAAAGATTGCCCAGAAGGCATCAGTGTTGAATACAATATCACTATCAATCCATAGTTGGTAATCAAAGTTTAGTTTACCTTGCCATGGTTCTTGGTCTGGTCCTGCAAGCACATTTGCTCCTAGGCATTTGCAACGTGCAAAGTTGACCATAGAACTATAGTCTTGAGAGATCTGAATACTTGCTCCTGCCTGTACTAGATCAAAGCACAGTTGAACAAAACTCTTCAGGAATGTATAGGATACTCCTCTACCTGGTAAACAAAAAACAATTGTCTTTCCTCTAATCCTTTCTCTACACCTTTCAATATCAAAAAGTGGTTGTTGCTCTGGTTCTTTTGCCTTTACAGTAAATCCTTTTGCCATAAAATTAATTCAATTTTGTGATGACGTACGTATCACATCATATGATACTACCTTATTTATTTTGAGTCAATCCACTTGTTTCCAAGTAAATACCAATTAA